CCACCAATACTGGTAGATACAGCTGGAATCACATTCGTCAAGTCAATTTCTTTGACTTGAACTCCTGGTGATACTAGAAAAGCCATGTGTATTCCTCTCCAAAAAAGATTATAAGCTCGGGATATAATATGATGTCATAATACGTTTATTTATTCACTCGATTATATTTATAAGATTAGTAAATTCCAGTGTCTACAGTCTCCCAGACCATACCACCTTCTCTCTCGTATTTGTCTTCTCTACCATCTTCAAAGAATCCAACAGGAACAATTTCTTCTTCCATTGCTTTGATTCTTTCAGAATATAGTAGAGACTTCATATCAATATCTGTAAGCTCAGCGAAAAATGCATTAGTTGAAAACCATCCAAATAGAACTAAATTCATTACTAGGTCATCATGATTACCAGTTGAAGCTTCATAAGAATTACCTCTTGCTTCAAATGTTGATAGTTCTAAAATAGTTTCTGCATCGTTTATTGTTAGTTTTCTTTGCTCAATTAAGTCTTTGATATTTGATGTACCAATACGCTTAATTTTACGAGTCATAGTAACACCAATTGAATTGGCTTTCACCGCTGACTCTACAAAAATATTTTCATACTCTAAATCATAATATAAACCATTACACACAACTGAGCCTTGGTCATTACTTTCAATCACAATATATGCTTCATTATACATGTTAGCATATTTGTAAATAATGTCTGGAAATAGAAGAGGAGATATTTTATTATCCTGATAAACAGCAACTTGTTCAAAAGGCCTAACAGACATATCTATAATATTAAAAGTAGAATAGTCTTGTCCTCTACCTTTTGCAACATCTACAAACATCATATATTCATGAACTTCTTCAGGATCTTTATAAATCCTCATTTCAGCTGTAGATTTTATAGGCTTTTTAGCCTGCAGTCCAAGCAATATTTCAGGAGCAATAAGAGTATTTCCAGTTCCATGAAAAGTGTTTCCAAATTCTTGTTGAAATTGAAGTTCGGAAGTGTTATTAACTGTTTGTTGTTTCCAAGCTTCATCTCGGCCAGGAACATCCCACCAATCTACTCTAAATGGTCTATACTCATTTGTTTCTTGAACTGCGCCTTCCCAGATTTTATGGTAAACATTACCAACACCATTTGCAGTACTTGTAATAATAACTCTTGTACTTTCGCCTGATGAAACAACTGGATAGGTTGATGTGTAAAACTCAGCATCATTTTCAACAAACGCAAATTCGTCAAGGAATAGTAGGTTAACTGACATACCACGAATAGAAGAACCAGATGTAGCAGCAGCAATAATACGAGAGTTATTAGAAAATTCTATTGAGCCTTTATTTAGTGCTTTACATCCAGGCTGCAAAAAGAAAGGAAGATTTTCAAGCATAAGAGTAACACGCTGAAGCATTTCCCTAGCAGTAGAACCTTTGTTAGCTAATACAGCAATGGTTTTTTCGGGATTAAAGATGGCATACCATAGAAGGTATCCTACAGATGAAATAGATTTACCTGATTGTCTACATGCTAAAACAATAGAAAATCTATTATCTTCGAAATGTTTAAACATTTTTTCTTGATAAGGATATAGGTCAAATGGAACTAAACCTTTATCAAGAGAGATTACTTTTAAATATGTTCTAGCAAAATACGCAGGATCTCTCATACATTTTGCGTATTCTTTTATTTCTTCTTGAGTCCACTCTTGCTCAACACCATCACGTTTTACATTAGGGTTACCAAGATAGCCTGCTTCGTTATTCTTCAGACTCAATGACATTTGCATCATCCATTTTTTTCAATAGCATTCTTTGTAGATCTGTTGAAGAACCTACATATACATTATTTTGTGTTAATTTAGATGGAAGCCCCTTAGAATCTTTGAGACGAACTTCTTTCTTTTTCTTTTGTAGTTCCATTAGACGATCTGCAATTTCTGCATTTTGTTTCATCATATTGGATAATACTTCAAAGGCACGAGGATGCTCAGACTCACGAGCTAATTCCATCATGAGATCTATTGCTTCATCGCCTTTTTCTGCTAGATTATAATATTTACTTCGAGCAAAATCATAATCGTCATCTACGTCATCTTTACCATTATTCATGGAGTAATTTCTCCGTCATCAACTTCATCTTTTCCAACAAGAGCATCTTCAATAACACCATTGGCATTAGTGCCATCTGCAACATATTCTTCAAGAAATCCAAATGGATCTTCTGCTTCAGAATTAATCATGTCTACTTCAGATTTAAGAATAATCCCTCGTTGTTTTACTGGACCATAGAATTTTACTTTAAGTTCAAAGTCCAATGTATAGACAATAGCTCTACGAGACAAAAAATCGCCTTCATAGTCTTCGGCTAATCCTATACTTGATAATGTAATAGGTACATCAGATTTTATCCCGAGCTCTGGTACTTCATTAATAGTAATTGTATATTCTGGTTGAAAATATGGAATGATTTGTTCAATTACTTGCAAAGCATCATCTTGATTTTTTGCCATAATTGATAATTGAATACCCATATTATATGGTGCACTAGTATAAATTGCATCTCTTGTTGCGCCTGTGCCACGAACAATTTGATTCATTTTTGGCAATTTAGACGCAGCATCATACACCAGTGACGTAATTTCAAATGACATACGTGGTAATTTAATTGCTACTTTTGGATCTGTTAAAGAAGCCTGTGCTTCCAATCTTGCAAGAAACTTTTGCTTAGGTCCATAAGCCAATGGCACACGCATGATGTTTTTTACTTCGCCATCATTTCCTTTACGCAAAACTTTAATATCATTAAAGATAGTACCAAAGGCCGCAATAGTTCTTCTAATTGCTGCGTGATAAAAATGATCAGATAACATAATTAACCTCCGATCTCACCGAATGGGTTAGATTCAGAGAAATCAATAATTCCTTCAGCTTCTAATTCAAATTCTTGGTTGCGTGATTGTGGATCGTTTAATGCTTTATTTGCAATTGGATCATCAATATTATAAACATCAGTTACTGTCCATTGAGCTCCAGAAGCAGTTCCATCAATAATACTATTAGTAAATGTGTGATATTTTCCGTCAGTAGTGGCCCAACCAGTTACAAATAATTTTTTAGTTGTATCATCAACAGTTTCATAAGAAACAACTCTACCAGTAACATATTCGCCAGTAGCGCCAATTTCCTGCTGAATAGTTTCGCCAATTGTAAACTCAGTTCCATTTGAACTATTAATGACGAGAACAAGTTGTTGTGATATATCTTCCATTGCTGTATCGATATCAGAGATCCCAGTTTGAATTTGCTCGCCAGAGTATTCAAACAATTCGCATTGTAATGTATATGTTGGAAGATTTGATAATTGATAGAATGGAGATTCATGTTCAACAAATCGAATCTCGAATAAAGATTGCGAAAGCGGAAGATATATTAAGTCGCCTTCGCTGGGTCTTAAATTATTAGTCCCTGCGTTTTGAATGCCAATGTATTGATTCCATCGTTTCTTTGAAACAATAAAGTTGGCTTGGTCTCGAATCTCAACACCGAACTTAGAAAGTAAATTACCATCGCCTTCGAAACCATCAATATTTGAAATATACATTTCAATAATATAAGCATCATCAAAGACTGATTCAATATCTTCATTTAAGATAGTGTCTTCTTGCACTACTTCTCTAGGAAGATAATACACATCTTGCCCATACATTTTAAGGGATTCGATGACAATATCTTCGTAAAGGTCCTGTTCGGTTCTTACCTTTTGCGAGAAGTATACGTTAGTAGCCAATGATTTATCCTACGTAAAAGTCTGGTGGCATTTCATAATTAAGCTGCATCTGCTCTCGAATTTGTCTAATTTCTTCAGTAGCGTCATCAAACATTTGACGACCATTTAATGTTACACCACCTGGAAGTTGCATACCTTCAAATTTGATAAGGTTAGCACCCCATTGTTGTTTAATTAAAGCAGTTACATATTGCTTAAGGAACATATCATTATAGACATCAGAATAAGTTGATGGATCTACAATTCTCATACATTCAACAATAATGTACTCATCTTCTTGAATATCTGTTCCCCAATCTACATCTAAATGTAATTGGTTCATATGACGATTAAATCTTACAAACTCGCCGTTACCATTCAGTTTCATATCTAATAATGAAACATATGATTGTACCATTTCATAGTACATTAAGTCACCAATATAAGAAAGATCGTAAATATCATTCAAGTGCATTTGATATTTTACAGAAAACATATTAATACTTGATTGTGAATCGCCGATAGGAAATACACGCTTCACATATAAAATATTATCGTTTAATGTAATATAACCGTTCGTTACGTCTGCTGCAGTAATTTGGTGTTTTAGATAAACACGCATTGTCGCATCTGAATGATACTCTTGATAAAACTGTAAAGCATCGTCTACACGATCTTCTAATTGGTCGTCGTCAACATTAATTTCGATAACAGGCGCGCCCAATCTACGAAGAGCGTAGTCAACTAATTCCTGTCTTGTAGTTGGATTTGCCATTAGATTACCTTAGCTAGAAAGTTTTTTAACTTGCTTTTGAAGATCTTTTACAGATTCAATAAGTAGACCAACCATTGCTTGATAGTTAACAGATTTCAAACCATTTGAATCAGTAGCAACAAGATATGGTAGCACATTTTCTACTTCTTGAGCTACAACACCCATTGATTTTTCACCGGTTTGTTTCCAGTCAAAATTTACACCGCGTAGATCAGAAAGTACAGACAATGGAGAATTAATTGTCATAATATCATCTTTTACTGCAGCATCTGAAGTAGTGTTGAAGTTTGCGGCAGTTACTGTACCAGAAAAAGTTGGCGAGCTGGATAATGAAAAATCAAGTGTATTATCAGCATCTTGATAAGTTACTGTAATATTTGATTCAGTATTACCAGTGACCATTCCACCAACGGCATCAGCAATTGTTTCGTTCATTGATGTGCCGCCAATAGTAAGGGCTCCATCAACATTTAATGTGCCACCAGCTGGGGCAACAGTTGTTACGACTAGAGTACTCATTTTTTCCTATCCTCTAAATATTGTTTATTCTATTTATAACCTTAAGCAATGGCTACTTCTGCGCCAGAAGCAACTGTAAGGGTTACTCCACTATCAACAATAATTGTTGAAGCACCTGATTTAATCTGATAACCGCTTAATGAAGTTAAAGTTGTGTTTGAGTCAATGTGCATAGCAACATAGTTAAATGGAGTTTCATTAATAAACCCCTTTTCAAAAGTTTGCTGTTCTGTAAATGTATTTGTCGTTCCCGTACTAGCAGATGTGCCTATAGGAGCGAATCTAGCATCAGATTCTGTTTCTGTATAGTATCTACCATCGTGAGTATGCGAATCATTAGCAATTGTTAATGATAACGTTGCATTACCAAGATTTGTAAATGTTGCTGAACCAGAAGCATCGCCGTTAATTGTTAGTGTTGGATCAGCTGTCGCAGTTGTCGCAATACTCACATTACCAAGATTTGTCATGGTTGCTGAACCGGTAACCGCGCCAGTCAACGTAATCGTTGGATCATTAACATTAAAGTCTAATGTGCCATCTGTATCTTGGTAAGTCACCGAAATACCAGATTCACTATTAGAAGAAACCATTGCTCCAACGACATCTTGAATTTCTTCAGTTGAGATGCCAGTATATGTAATTACACCGGTTGATGAACTATAAGAAAGAGCTCCAAATCCGCCAGTATCGTTAGATGAGATATGCGCTCTTGCTTCTGATGCAGAAGGACCAGTATATGTAATTACACCAGTTGAATTATTATACGATACCGAACCATCACCACCAGCATCAGTAACGCTAACAGCTGCTCTTGCTCTTGAATCTAAGTAATAAAGATTTGAACCTTCAACAAGATCGCCAGTATCAAATGGTCCTAATGTAACTGTTGTTGCAAAGTTTTGACCATCTGCTGTATCAATATCTAATACACCTGTTGATGTATTATAATCAAAGTCAGTAACACCTGCAACTGATACTGTAGAAGCAGAAGTAATCTGGCCATTTGCATTAACTGTAATTACCGGAACAAGTGAAGCTGAACCGTAGGATCCAGCTGTTACTCCGGTATCTGTAATTGTAAAGGCACCAGTTGATGAATTATATGTAATACCATCTGATGCAGAAAGATAACCACGAACATCTGCAGAATCAGCAATCGGACTATATGTAGAACCATCTTTAGTAAATTCCCAAATATCAGTAGATTCATTCCAGCGAATCGAAACATTTGTAGATGTTCCACGTTCAATTTCAAAACCACCATTTTGAGAAGGTGTACCAGCTTCATTACTATTAAGTGTAATAATATTATCTGCAAGATTAATAGTTTCGGTATTTACAGTTGTTGTAGTACCTGATACTGTAAGGTTACCTTGAACTATTAAATCATCTGAAAGTGTAGCTGCTCCGGTAACTCCAAGAGTACCGCCAACAGTAGCATTGCCAGTAGTATCTAAAGTAGTTGAATCAATATTACCAGCTGTCATATCGCCAGTAAATGTGCTTGTTCCAGTTACGTCTAATGTTCCACCTAATGTGGTATTACCATCAACGTTTAGTGTAAGATCAAAATCTACGTCTACTTTAGATGTAAATGTGGTTTCTGTTAGTGTGGCTGTTAAAGTATTAGCATTATAGAAACTAAAGGTATCTTCATCAGATCCTGCCGAGGTTTCAGTAAGTAGATATGTATCTTGGTCAACATCTTTTACGCCGCCAAGTGAACCCCATGCTCCACCGGGCCCATAACCTTCAAAACTAGAAATTGTAGAGTTATATCGAATTTGGCCATCTGCTGGAGTAACTGGTCTTTGAGCAGTAGTACCAGTTGGAATTGTCCAATGACTTGTGCCAGTCGAGTTTAACTGGTCTAAGCCATCAAAAGTATTTTCAGTATCACCAACTTGGAGTGGTGTAGTACCAATTGTAAGATTTGAAGTAACCCAGTTCGGAGCTGTAGAAGCACCTGTAGATCTCAAAATATAGCCTGATTGGCCAGGAGCAATAAAGCCAGTATTGTCTTCGGAAACCTGATAAACTAGATAGCCAGAAGAACCACCTTCGATGTTTGTAGCAGTAGTAGCAACTGTAGAGGTACCAACAGTAAGAGCAGAAGCATTTACCCAAGTAGGAGCATTTGTTCCACCAGAAGTAAGAACTTGGCCAGATGCGCCGACCGAGGAAATACCCATTGCATCTGAAGTCGAATAAACAATACCACCGGCATCTGCAGTTAATGCAGCTCCCGTACCACCATAAGCAAGATCAATAATACCACCTTCCCAAGAAGATCCAGTACTTAATACTTTATTTAAAAGCGTCTGGCTTGCGGTGGTAGTAGCAACAATCGCGCCACCACCGGGAGTGGATCCATCGTGGAGCCTTAGTGTTTCAATTTCTGTATCATATGTAATCTCGCCGATGGCTCCAGTAAACGCATTGTTTTGCGTTGTGGTGCCTCGTCTAAACTGTACCTGAGTTGCCATTATTTTTCCTCTAAATCTTTATTCTATTTATGCTTGCGCTTCTGACCAGAATAAGTTTAAGTTAACATCCGCATCACTAGATGATAAATTATTTACAACAATTGCTAGAACGTCAGGGCCGTCAGGAAAGTTATTATAACCGCCAATCGCTGAGTTTGATAATTCTTTCAGATTTGAAAGGTCAATTTCAGAAAAACCATTAGGTTGTCCCAATGTAGCAAAAATCTGTTCGCCTGGAGTAGCTGTTGTAGAACTGCTGGTTGAAATTTGAGCAAATGAAGGCTGAGATCCTAATGCAACAGTGTTAACTGATTGCCATGTAAGAGTGCCTGA